GTTATGCGTCACCATGCCGTTACCCATCGCGCCGTGATACTCGATCGAGCGCAGGCTCGGGAAAGCCATCGGCACGTTGACCTGATCCGGCTGGCGATTGTAAGTGCGGAGCCCGGAGATGCTGCCGAGGCTCGACGCGATCGCCGTCTTGACCTGCGCGACCGTGCTCACCGGATGTTTCGCATCTTCTTGTACGGCATCACGAGCTGCTCGACGTCCGGGTCGAGGAAGCGCGACACGCGGACCGCGCCGAAATCACCAAAGCCGGCGACGCCGAGCGGCGAGTCGAATCGCTTGAAGATCCGCGTCGACTGAATGATCGTCGCGACCTCGATCGCCTTCGGAACGCTCGGCCAGCCGAAGACGCCCGTCACGCGGACGAGTGCCTCGCCCTCGTCAGCGAACTGATTGCCCGTCGGGAAGACGTAGTCCTCGACGGCGCGGATGCGATCGTACGCCCACGGGATGCCGTCGAGGTTCCCGTTGAGCGGCTCGAGCTGGTAGTCCGTCGCGGCCCACGTAACCCATATGCCGTCGCTTGCCGGGTTCGATTCGACGGTGATCGCGGTGCCGGCGAGGTCGTCGATCTGGCAGATCAGCGGGTCGGGCGTATTGAAGTAGCGCGTCACGGTGCCGGACTGATAGAAGTTCCGCATCGCGTACCCGTCGATCAGCCTGGACGCGGACTCGATGGCGCCCTCAAGGAGCGTATCGTCGACGCTGTCCGTGATCCTCAGCGCAGCCTTGACGTCCTGAAGCGTGGCATAGCCATTGGAGATCGCCATAGGGATAGTCTACAACGCGGTGGACAGGTTACTGCCGTGGAAGCGGTAGCGCCACGTCACCTCGGGAACGCACGCGAAGACAGCGCCCAGGTCGAGTGCGCGGAGCCAGAAGTCCCAATCCTCGAAGCCGTGCGCCGCATCGTCGCGCCAGCCGAGCGCGGCACAGAGATCAGCGCGGATCATGCTCGTCGCCGGGATATAGTTGCCGCGCCTCAGGCGGTTCGCATCGAAGGGCGCGTTCGGGTTCCATCCGCCGCGACCCTCAACGTGGCAGTAGGTGTAGACGATGTCCGCGTCTGTGCGGGTCGCGAGCGTGGCGAGATGATTCGTCAGCATCACGTCATCGTCAGCGATCTGCGCTATCCACTCAGCGCCCGCCTCGACGGCCGCCTCCGTCAGCGCGTTCAGACACCGCGCCGGCCCCTGCCGCTCATAGTCGAGGTGGATGAGATGCGCGATCGGCTCGAGCGTCTGCGCGGCCACGGCCGCCATGCACTCGGCGCGGAACTCGACGCGCTCCGGCAGGCTCGCCGTGACGACGGCTATCCGCGGAGATCCCACACGACCTCCGCAGGCTCTCGGCCGATCCTCAGCTCGCCGCCGGGGATGTTCTTCGTGTGCGCCTCGGAGCCCTTCAGGTGCTCCATGAATGCTCCGCGCACAGCGTAAATCGTGACGTGATCACCCTGGAGTCGGCGGCATAGGCTGTAGTCGGACTGACACCCCGGATGACCGATCGCGTGGAACGGGTACCGCTGCCACATCTCACGCGACATAAACGTCAACGCGAAGCCCGCGAACCATGAGCGGATCAGCGGCGACGGGTCCGCCTCGACCTCGTCACGGTGCGGCATCGTATAGCAGCCAATATCGGCCTCGTCTTGGAGGATTAGCGGCTTCGTGGATAGATTCACGACTTGCGATTCCGTGTCCACATTGCAATACCCGGTATAGACCTCGCCGGGCGAGTAATGCGACAGGATCAGGTCGAGTGCGTCCTGCGTCGGGATGCAATCATCAGAGACGAGGCCGATCGGATCGTGATCGCACCCATCGATCACGTCCTCAATGACGTCAACGAGCTGGCCCTCCGTGAAGTTCTTCAGCCATACCTTATCGATCCGCAGGTTCGCGATCGCGTCGACGCAGACCTCGATCGCGCGAGGGTTCATCACGAGAAGGAGCGGCTTCATGCGATCCCGCGAAAGGCGTGCTTCATGTCGAGACGCAGCTGCAAGGCTTCGTTCCAACGGTCCCACACTTCGATACTGAGGACGAGCTCGTCGTACTCGCGCGGCAGGCGCGGATCCTTGTGCGTATTCGATCCGAGGACGCGCGCCGGGGCGCCGGCGACCTTCGCGAATGGCGTGACATCCTTCACGATGCTCGAGTTCAAACCGACCATTGCCGCTTCGCCAATGATCGCCCACGGGTGCGTCACGACGCCCTGGCCGAACGTCGCATCCTGATCGATGATCGTGAAGCCGCCGAGGATGCTGAAACTGCCGAGCGTGACGCGAGCGCCGAGCTGGCAATCGTGAGCGATATGACAACCCGCCATGAGGAGCGCATCCGCTCCGACGCGCGTCTCCTCGACAATGCCATGATGCACGGTGACGTACTCGCGCAGGCACGCGCCGCGCCCGATCCTGACGCCGGCGTGCCGGATCGGCGCGTCGACGCCGCTCGGGTACGAGCCGCGATGCTGCGGAGATCCGCCGATCATCGCGTGCGCGCCGATATACACATCGTCGGCGATCTCGCATGGACCGGTGATGATCGCGTACGGCTCGATCGTGACATTCTCGCCGATGTCGACGTTGCCGCGGATGATGACGGTGTCGTGAATCATGCCTGCTCGATGTCCTCCAGGGTTGCCGTGACGCGATGCTCGAGCGTCATATCGTGATCTCCGGTTTCGATTCTGCGCGCCATGCTCGACAGGCTGCGCCAGACGGGCCGCTCGGCCGTCTCGTCGGCCAGCTGGTCCCACGATGCGTCACCGCCTGAGCAGACGACGCGCATGAATCGGCGCTGCTCCTCGGCGTCCGTGCGGGCCGTAAGCGTCGCTACGGCCCAATCCGTGTCGAGCCATACGAAGAGGTGCTGGTCGCCGCGATCGACGCTACGGACGCGCCACGGTGCGTCTCTGAGCGCGTGGAGGAGTGCGACGTCGTGAACCATCATGTCGTACAGGATTGGCGCTGTCGATCGACTCCCGACGCTGAAGCGTTCCGTCGTCACCTCGAGGATATTCCCCCACGATGCCGTTTCGGCTTGCATCTTGTGGAACGTCCAGGCGTGCCTCATCGTGTAGTCGATCACGGCGACGCGCTTCTTACGCTCGGCCAGCGAATCGATGCGGCGCAGATCGGCGAGGTTCGTCGCGCCCGGCTTCGCGATCATCACATTCGCATGACGCGACAGCGCCATCATCGCCGCCTCGACCTGCGATCCGATCGGCGACGCGATGACGACGAGCTGCGGCGTCGTGAAATCCAACGCATCAGACAGCGTCCGAAATGTGTATAGATTCGCAGCACGCGCAACCGCTCGCCGCTCCGCGCTCGGATCGTGAATACCAGCGACGAAGAAGCCGGGATGCGCGAGCAGGTTTCGCGTCAGGACGCTGCCCCAATACCCGTACCCGGTGACGAGGGTGCGGATCACCAGGACTGCTGGAGTCGCGTCGCGAGACTCCACTCCATATCGCGCGGCAATCCGTTCACCGCCTGCGCCCAGCGGTACTCGTAGAGAGCATGATTCGCAGCGTGCGTCTGCCGGTTCCGCTCGGCGAGAACGGGATCACTCGCGATCGTGCTCGAGTTGTCGTGATGAACCGTCGCCGCAGATTGGATGATCGTCATGCCATGCAGGCGCGCGCGGCGCTCCCAATCGACGTCCTCCATATACGCCGGGTGGAAGCGTTCGCAGAAGAGGCCGACGCGCTTCACCGCATTCGCACTCAGCCAGGTGCAGCACCACGGCGGCGCACCGGCCTGCACGACGTCGGCGCTCTCCGTGTCCTGCGAGAAGATCGCCCACGCATCCTCGCCGAAGCAGGCATCCGAGTTCAGGAGCAGCCACCCCGTCGCGTGCGGTGTCGCCTTGATGCCGAGGTTCCAACTCGACGCGACGCCGAGATTCGTCGGCATCTTCCACAGGAAACGGCGCTTCGCGATCATCCGCATCTGGATCGTGTCCAGATAATGATCCGGCAAGCCATTGCCGTTATCGATGACGATCAGCGTCTCAACATCGTTGAGGCTTTCGATTGCGCGCTCGAGCAGGTCGTACCGATTCAGGACCGGGATGATGACGACGTCGATCACGGCTGCCACGTCGCGAGACGCTGCATGATCGGCCGCCAATGCTTCGCATACACCGCATTGGCTTCGTAGTCCTTCGCGAATGCGAGCGCGTCCTGACTCGTCGCGCCACGCTCCCGCGTGTACGCATCCTCAAGCGCCTGGACGATATGGTGAACGTGCGGCGTGAAGAACCACGAGTCCTGATTCGGATCCCATAGCGGCTGCCCATCGATGACCCAACCATCGCCGACGAGCTCAGGCTGTGCGCTGAACGCGCTCACGATGACCGGCGTCCCTGCGGCCTGTGCCTCGATGACGGGCACGCCGAAGCCCTCGCCGGCGCTCGTGGCGAGCAGGACATCCGCATCCGTGTAGAGCGCGGCAAGCGCCGTCTGCGGCATATTCATCCGATAGAGGTACTGATTCACGATCCGGACCTGCTCGGGCTTGATTCCGCACGCGGCGATCAGACGTTTCACGTCGACACCGCCGAGCGCCGCAGACTCGTCCGTGTGCAAGTAGAGGACCGCGTCGGGGCGCGTTTGCGCGAAGACGCTGAACGCGAGCAGGTTCTCGCCCCAGCACTTTCGCGGCGGCGTGCGACCCTTATTCGCCGAGTTCATCATCACGACGAAGGCGTCAGGATCCTCGATACCCATGATGTCGCGGCCGCGGATCTTCTTACCCTGCGCGTCCAGGAATGTCGGCGTCGGCTTGAAGACGTTCGCGTCGAAAGCGTGCGGCGCGTATTCGTGATCGATCTTCTCCAGCTCGAGCATTCGCGATCCGAACTGACTCATCGCGATCGGCATCACGTTCGGCTTCTTCAACCATCGGATCACGTCCGGCGGTGCGGGCTGATGATCGATCGGAACCCATGCGGCGATCTTCTGAATCTGGTCGATGCTCGGATTCTTCAACGCCCAGACGTCGAACAGCGTGACGACGGCGCTCGGGAGGGGCGACGCGCTCGACCAATGCTGCCAATGCGCGCACAAGATGTCATCGCTGTACGGCGAGACGCCGGTCGGGTACAGCTTGATTCCATTCCAATCCGTCTCGGAACCCTGCAGCCCGAAGTTGCACGCGACCGCGACCTCGTGCCCGTCAGCCTTCAGGCGATCGACGACCTGCGCCGTCTGCACACCGTAACCCGTAGCAGCGAAGGGCGCATTGCTCGCCCACAAGACGCGCATCGGCTGGATGCCGGGCTCGACGTGCTTCGCCTTCGCAGCCGCTCGACGCATCTGCCGATTCGACACTTTCCCTCCCTAAAGACTAAGGGCCGCCGATCCTAAGATCGACGGCCCCTAGGTTACCACTCCGTGCGGATCGCTTACGCGGTGCCGCCGGCGAAGTACTTGATGTGCGAGGACTGCGGCAGGTTGCCGTCGACCCGCATCGTCGCGCGGAAGGTGACGAGGTCCGCATTGAACGCGAACTCGTCGGAGCGGTCGAGGCGGATGCCGCCGACCGTGCGGACGAAGTAGCTCGGCAGGTGACCCACCAGGACGGACTTCGCGTTGGTCGCGGGGTTCGTCATGTGCGGGTTCTCGTACACCGGGCGACCGACGACCAAGTCGCGCGAGTTGCCGTCGAGCGCCGGGGAGAAGATGTAGTTCCCCGCGGTGTCCTTGAGCTTTCGGACGGCGCCGATGGCGGCACCGTTCATCATCCAGCCGACGCCGGGCAGCAGGCGAGCCGCGCCGTCGAGGCTGTAGTACAGGTCGATCAGGTTGTCGGCCGTGAAGGCACCCGACACGCCGGTGCCACCCGTGACGCCCGAGCCAGCGGCGTTCACGATGCCGAGCGGCTGGACGGTGCCGGTGCCCGTCGTCAGGGCGGCCTGCACGTTGTAACCGAGGCCGTTGCCGACCTGATCGGCGAGGAAGCCGAGGAGGTCGACGCCGGAGTCCTCGATCATCTCGCGGGACACCTGGATGATGAAGCCGTACTTGTACGCCTTCAGGTCGGTGAACGAGTTGAACACCGGGTCGGACTCGGAGAAGTTGGCGCCCTGCGCCGTGACGGTGCCCGAGGTCGAGTAGGTCGACAGGCTCGGGACCTGCAGCGTCTCGCCGCCGGCCGTGTTCAGCACGGTCGACACATCGAGCATCGGGCCCACGAGGCGAGCCTTCATGATGACCTGGTCGTAGAACGAGGTCGGGACCGGAGCACCGGTCGAGGAGGTGAGGACGTCGCGCTTCTCGAAGTTGTGCGAGCGGACCTCGCCGCGCACGAGGGCGCGGATGGCCTCCGCGTCGGAGTCGTCGCCCGCGGGCTCCTCGTCCGTGCGGATCTCAGCCGCGACCGCGTCGAGGCTGAGA